TATAGAATATATAGTATATAAGGTATAATTTATAATCGCCAATACAAATATAACGATTATAATTAATGCGATTATATATAATATATATGTGATTATATTTATTAATGTTTCATTCATCGCCTAATTAAATATATATTCTTATTTAATAGTTATAATAAAAATAAAGTAGATTATTACTATGTATTACTATGTATTACTAAAAATTAATAATAAATGCTCCATATATACAAATTAAAGTTATTATATAAGTTATGATATTTTTGTAAGCGCTTATATAATAATTAAATGGATAATATGTGCCGTTATTAAATTTCTTATTTAACCATTTAAAATCTATAAGTCCGAAGTATATTAATCCGAATAGGGAAAATAAGATACCTCCCAATATTATAGTAAGTAGCCCAAACTTATAATAGAGCAGATAAGATGATTTATAATCTCTTATTATCATATAACTTGCGATTAACTTTTTCCTGATATCAGCATATTTAGTTTTAATAGCATCCTTTAAATTTAATATAATTGATTTGTCTGGTAACCCTAACTCTATATCTGTAATATATTTTTCTATATTTTCCGGAAATATAACATCAATCTCATTTTCCAATTTACTATATATACATTTTGAATTATTACATAGATTGTTTACGTCTAGAATAGTTTTTTTCTTAACTCTATCAGTTAATATAATCGCTATACATATTTTAAGAAATGTATCTGAAGTAATATTTGTTCCCAATCCATTCAAGTGTTCTTTCAATACATTATTATCTATATAAACATTTTTTTTAGGGTCGTGCTTTTTAAGTAAATCACAATCTACATTTTCTATAATTTGCGTGTCCATAATTTTAATATTGTCGTGTACTTTAATATCATCTACATTATCGCCGTTAAATTCATTGTAAAATACATAAGAGTGAAATAATAAAGATATAAGTATATATATCATAAATCCGTATATAAGATTATATTCATTATTACAATTTTTATAAATATCATAATTATAATATTTGTTATAAAATAATATCTTTATTTCATTTGGCAGAGATGTATATGAAAATATATTTATTATACGATTATACCAGAATATAATAAACAATATCAAATATATACTTAAAAATTTAAAATTTTCAAAATCTATTACATTTTTACCCGATTCTGACATAGGATAAAGATTACAATATTTTAAATTTAAACTATCATAACTTGGGTTAATATATTTTGCCGATGTCGTATTTAGTGTTATTCGACTATTAGTAAAACTAACTATATCAATAATACTTATAAATAATAGATAGAGCAATGCTATACATATAATAATTCTCATTATAGTATCCGTTATTTCTTCAAATTTCATTTATATTCGCTTATACCTTTAATAATATATATTTTAAAAATTTTATTAAATTGCTTTAAATATCCATAATAATAAAAATATCGTAATAGGATAACTAATTCTTAATAAAAATTCTTGAAAATCTGTTAATATATTATCACCAATATATTTAGATAAATAATATGTCAACATTCTATCTATTGAAATGCCGAGAACTATTACTAGAGAAAATAACGATAATTTAATAACTTCAGTTCTCTTCAAATTCATTCTATCAAAAAAACTATATTCATTTCCGCGTTTTCTCGAATAATCATTATGGGTCTGTTCGGATTGTTTATATTGCTGTAATTGGTTTTGATTTTGGATTACAGGAATTAACGACGTATTATTTACATGTTGCTGTTGTATATTATCTGTCTTGTAATTTATCTGCTGTGTAGGCGGTACCATTTGGGCATGGTGTGCCTGTTGAGCCTGTTGCGCCTGTTGGGCATGATGCGCTTGTAACATTATATTTTGGGATTTAGAAGATTTATTATCATCCATTGACATGTCGTTGTTGCTCATTTTATTAATTTTTTGCGGCGAATATGAATTATCCATATTATCGCCTAATAAATTATCGTCCCCTCCGTATAATAAACTTAAATCTGTCATAATATCTATATATATATATGGAAATAAATTATTACAAGTAATAGAAAAAATAATAATCTTTAAGTAATACAGATTAAATGAATAAAAACATTGATTATGAAAGTTTATTTACATACATATCATTAATATTAGCATTCGCTATATTTATAGTATTAATGTATGGATGTTTATCTACTAATTATAATAATATAGAAAATTTTACTACTACAAATGATGTTAAAAATGCTGAAATCCAAAGTATGACTGTAAATGCTACTGGCGGAATAACGGCAATAACTCTAAAGGATACTGAAAAAGGCAAATATTACAAAGATAAACCACCTATAATAACTATCGCAGCACCTCCTACAACGGGTACTCGGGCAACCGCGACAGTTATATTAAATACGAGCCCTATTTCAGGAACTAATCCCGAACTTTTTCAAATTAGCAGTATAACTATAGGAACAGCGGGTACTAATTACACTACCGATATTACAAAAATTACATTTGAAACAATCGACGCATATAAGGCGCGCAATACTATTTCTGAAATTGCTGAAGTTGAAAACATAGTAATAAATACTTCAGGAGAAATAACGGCAATAAATCTAAAGGCGGGTAAAAAGGGAAAATATTATAAAGAAAGTCCACCTACTATAAATATTCTTTCTCCGACTGACAGCGCAGGAAAGCAAGCGAAAGCAGTTGCGAAGTTAAAATCAACACCTATAGAAACTAATGGAATTTTTCATGAAATAGAAAGTATTGAAATTACAGAAAAAGGAGCGAAATATATATCGACTGATAGTAATAAAGTTGTTATTCAAAATATGTCTGATTATAAAAATGACATTACCCCTATAACTTTAACCACCGAGCAAAGAGAAAATATAATAAAATTAATGGACGGATGCACAGCTTTAAAAAATAAGGAATCTTATACAGCAAAAATAAATAGTAATAAATTGGTAAAGCGAGATGTTGAAAACATTATATCTGAAGTTTCAAAAACTACATAAAAATATCATTCGCTATCGTTATCGTTATCGTTATCATCGTCTCCTTCGGCATCATTATTAACATAATGTTGATTATATTGCCGTAGTTTTATGCCCTCGTCGCTATAATCAATTTCATTCTTTTTATAATCATTTATATTGTCGCGCGAATATTCTTCGCCTTCATCATCGCTGTCCCCTTCAATTACTTCTTGATAATATTTATATTCTATATAATTCATTTTGTATTCAGGGTTTAATATTGAACCTTCGGGAAATTTATTTTGCTTTGGTTCGTAATAATAAATAGCAAATACAATATTATGATTAACCCCTTTAAAATCATACAAGGAACCTTTGTTAGTTTCAAATCGGAGAGATATTTTAGATAATTTACCAATAGGATGAAACTCGCGTACAGGCAGTTTAGTAATCGCTAATCTTTCAGTATTAATACCTACATTATCTACGCGAAATTTTGCCAAACCGAGAGAATATTTAGAATATGATAAGGAACCGAATAAATGTTCCTCTATTTCTGGACATTTCAGAACTATGTATTTATTTCCTATTAAATAAACTATTCCAGGAGATGTCACTATATATTTATCATATTCTACTGGACTTACAACTTTTGTTAATTTAGTATTCAAGATACTATGAAACATTTTATAAAAATTAGGATTAGAATTATATCCGCTTTTATATTGATATCTATCATTGATATAAGGATACGCATAATTATATAAATCAAACCCTATATTTTCATATATCGTAGATCTTTTCATATCTACAATGAAAGGCAGTCTAGAATATATATCTATTAAGTTTGTTAATTCCGCCGGTTCTGAATGTTTTTTAAAACCTATCTCGTTATCATCTTTGTCTTCATAATTTAATAAAAAAGTCTTTAATGTATAATCGCCTGGTTCAATTATATTCTTATTAAATATATCTTCATAATTTATATATTCGTTTTCGCCGTAATTTTTATTATTATTATCGTTAAGTTTATACCATATTTTCAACCCATTTATTATATCATTATTTTTACATAATGCTATTTCACTAACTTTGAGAACCCTATTATATATTTTAAAATCTTTTATATACATTTTAGCACCATCATTCCATTGATTGATGTAATTATCTCCCATTTTATTATTTGTAATAGGATTCCCAAGACTTTTTCCTATAAATTTTTTTACATAAAACACATTTTTAATCGTTTTAGATACAGTTAGTGTAGTAATATTAATTAATGAAGAGGTTTTTTTAGATATATATATTTTCCATTCGCGTTCCAATATAGTCCAACATATATGGACTTCTTCGCTTAAATCAATACCAGATATTGTTTGCTTATCTCCTGCTATACTACCGTCGCCTATAATAAATTGTATATCATATAGAGTACCTGTATTTATTTTAACTACATTGACTGTCATTGCGGTATAATTAGTACTTGTTTGTTTCCATAAATGATAATATCCGAAACTAAAAACACAATATGTATTATTTTTATATAAATCATAAATGGCTTCTGTTTTAATTTTAAAAGAATATGAAATGCCAACTTCAGTTCCTCCTATAAATGTACTGTATTCTGTGCTTTTTGTATATATATTATATATATTGATATAATTACTTAATTCTAAATAACCTCCGTTTTCTACTAGAGTATAACCGTCAGTATAGGAACAAGCGCTAGGAATTATATTACATTCTATTTTTTCTTTTATACCATTAGTAATAACATCATCTTGTTCATTTGCCCCTAAATAATAATATAAAAAATTGTTTTCAACATCTATATTATACATAGTACGCGGAATACTCGCGTCAATTATTTCCATACCAATTACGTTTTTAAAAGGAACCGTGAATTCTACAACATATTTATTAGGATTCGGAAATTTATCTCTGTCTCTATCAGTGCTATCTATTAAAAATGTATAATTTTGCTTAATACTATTATCTTTAAGATAATTAATATCTTCAATAGACATTTAATGATTAACTTATTAATAATACTTATATTATTATTTATATCTAAATATATCTAAATATATCTAAATATATCTAAATATATCTAAATATATCTAAATATATCTAAATATATCTAGAAATTATTAAATATCGTTTGTTTAATATATTTGTTATTCGATTCTCGTGGTAATTTTCGTATTTTCTTCAAAATTTCCGGAAAATACTTGGATATAAATGCTGTTATTTCATCATCGTTATTATATCTATATATCTTTATAAATTCCTTGAAATATAAGTAAAATATCGCTCTCAATACAATATAGCAGTATGAATGTGTTTTTTCGCGCCAATTATTATTACCCTGTTTATCCAATATTTTTTTAGCAATTCTAATATTATGTTCTCTATCTGCCTTAAGTATCATCTTATATGATGCGAACGACATATTATTTTCTATAGAATAAAATATAACATTAATTATAATGGCGTATGTTTCAACAATAGCCTCATTAGGTATTAATACCTGACTATTATCTATTCTACACATATTCTTTATTAATTTAATATTTTCATGAGACCAATTTTCAAAATGTATATTATTATGATGATGTAAAGTCTCGTGTATTATAACTTTCTCATAATCTTCTTTCCTTATTATATATATATTGTTTAAATTAATATAAGTAAATCCTCCATTAACATTCGCCGCACCTACATCTTCTATATTTTTGCGCGGTAGTTTGCGTTTCAAAGGATTTAACAAAATATAATAATTAAAGTTTTCTGCGGGTTTAATATTAAACAACTTTTTTATTAAAAATACGCGATATATACTATTAAATAAATGCAGTCTTATTTTTTTTGTAATTACCTTATTTGTTAATATGTTAAAATTAATATTTTTATATGTAATTTGATAAGCGCTATTACATTTATCCAAAAATGTAATAGAAAAATCCCATTCAAAATAACCGTCCATTTTTAATAAGGTTTTGAAATATTCAAAGTTTGACAAGGGCGCCTCTTTAATGCGCGGTTCATTTAAATCAAAATCATAATTGCTCTTAATTAATTTATATAGGTCGTATTCATTATAATTCATCTAAAAAAAACTGCCTACTCTCTTTAATGATTGTAGATATATATTTGTCTTCTTTCAGTTTTGAAGAAATTATGAGAAGTTTATTTGACATTATATTATCATTAGTGTTATCAGATAATTCAATAACTCTTTTAATAAAATGCGTATATACTTCTGTTTTAATTGAGTATCTTAAGTTATTCTGCTTAATATCAGATACCCAATTATTATTTTTATCAAGATGTTCCCACACATTATTTTTAATATATTTGTATTTACCCTTCAATATTGTAAATATAACCAATGATATGTCATAATCCGTGTTATTAATTACACATAAATCTATACAATTATTTATATCCATATAAAATATAATAATAATAAATGCTTATTTATAAATTACCTCCTAGAAAAACTCAAACAATAACTACGAAGAAGGCGAGTTCCTCAACAGTTCAGCGCGGAGGAGCGGTAGCAGCAGTATCTGATGAAAATAAACCGAGTGATTTTAGCAATGTTGTATCGATAGGAAAACTACCTTTTTTAAAACATCAAAGATGTTTGAATATGACATTGGAACAGTATAAAAACAAGGAACATATAAATAAAAAAATGTGTTATATTGAATTTGATAGTACTTTATATGATATTGAAAATAATATTATTAATAATCTAGAAGTAATCAGAAGTAAAATACGAGAGCCTTTTAAAAAAGATAATAAGACACTAATACCCCTTCCTATATATGTATCTATCGCCAAAATAATATCTAGGGATAATAAATATGTTTTAAATAATACATTAAGCGAAGATACAAAAAAGTTTCCAGAGACATTTTTTGAAAAATATACATTCAAAGGAAATATGAAGATTATTATATATGTACCTAATTTAATGAATAATAAAGACCAATATTATAATTATTATCCATCACTAGATGCTTATACAAATCAAAACAAATGGATGGAATATATGACGAGTCCTGATTCATACTATTTAAAAGTTATAGATAATAGAACAAAAGCGAATTTAAATTACAGATACGACAATTTATTTAAGAAATCTTTGAACAATATATGTGGTGATTTTGGATGTGTTTCAGGAAATGTAGGAGAGGATATAGATCATATCAGAGGTAAATATGGAGGTGCTATATATATGCCAACAAAATGCCTACAATCTAAAGAATACAGTTCGCAATACAATATGAATAGAGATTTTAATGATTTATATTCAAAATCCAGTGATGAGGCGAAAAAAATATATGAGGAAAATCTGAAAGAGGCAAAAAAAGAGGCGGAATCAGATAATGACGAAAAATTGGAAGAAGAGGAAGAGGACGAATTGATGAAAAACTCGGTTTCAGAAACACTCGGATATATGGGAAGAGAAGGTAAGGATGGTAATAAGATAAATAGGTCATATAATAATACTATCATAAATGATATAAATCGCAGGGCGGATAGTAATTTCCCAGGGATTCCAGAAATTACTTTTAGAATGTTAAAATTGAATGAAAATTATTCTAAATTTTCTGGGTTTTTCCATTATATGCCATGGGGTGATAAATTATTAAATAGTGAATATGTGCTAAATAGCGGAGCCACATTTTTCTTTGAAGATTCTAAATATGTATCTAAAAATAAAACAACGCAACAATATATTAAGTTTAAATCGATAAATGATAAGTACTATATGGAATTCAATTCAAGCGGAATTCTTGCTATATATAATAATGATGGTACTCAAAAAACAGTAGTTCCTTACGCTTCAAGGATGAGTTTGATGAATACGAAAAATAAAAGAATACATTATGATCCGAGTCTCGGAATACATTTTTTAGGAGAATATATTGATAGTAAAAATGGCAATAGCGAGGAAACACTATCTATTAAAT